GTGTGCCTCCCTCTTCCCAGATTGCCTGCATGATGCTGTCGAAATCCGCCTGATTAAAGGCAGCGCCAGAGCCAGCAACGAAGCCGCCAGTGCCGTCCGCGCCAGTCGGGAAGGTTGCATCACCAACAGTGTTGGTGGCAATCCAGCCGCCCACGCCGCACAGCTGACGAGCCTTCGTGGTAGAGCCAGCGTCACGGGCCTGAGTGCCCAGAAGGGCCATCTCTAGGTCGCGCTTCAGAGCCTTACCAGCTTGCAGGGCTTGGTATGCGTACTCTTTATTTCTAGCGGCGAGATTGAGGGCCGAGGCAGTACCACTGACCTTGAAACCTTCTTTCCCTATTCTGCTGTAGTTGCCTACGCGAACCGTGGGCTGGAAAGATGATCCAGTGTCAGAGCCTTCGACCTCACCGTCAGCGCTTGGAGCACGCAGTTCTGCGGTCTGCCATTCGACATACGTATTAGTCGCGTTCTCTTTTCCGCACTTAGTGAAGAAGGGAGTCTCTGTGGGTGACACGTCCACGATTATGTCATTCAGCTGCTCACGGATACCCGTGATGCCGCCTTCGTCTGTATATCCGGGGCGATTGAGATCGCCGCCATAACTAGTTCCGATTGTTGCCATGATAATGTTCCTTATCTAAAAAGTTATTGAAAAAAACTACTCGAACATCAAGCCAACAGCGTCATCGATTGACCCTGACTGCTTGAGTTTCTGCTTCATCTTGCGCCGCGAGGCTTGCTCGGCGTTCACACGCCGCTTGTTGCTGCGCACTGTCTTGTTGTTGACCTTCTTCTCGACGCGCTTCTTACCTGAATCGCTGTTCAGCTTGTTGTACTTCATCGCGTCCATCAGGACCCTAACGTGCCGGTGGTCGACTACTGCAGCCAGTTCCTCGGGTGTGAATCCATAGGACTCAGCCGCAGAACTAACCAGCTCCGACTTAGCGGTTCCGCCAGTGTTCTCGTCAAACAGCTCAGGGGCGTAGCCCTGTAGCAGCTCGGCTTCCTTCGCTAGGAAAGTCTGCCGTGCGTGTTGCTCCACTTCCTTCTGCGAGGCCACCTGCTGCTGTAGCTGGGATACTCGGCTCTGGAACTCTGCGGCCTGCTTGTCGTATGCCATCTTGGCATCGAGGTAAGCTAGGGGATCGCTCTGGAACAGTGACTCGTCTGGAGCCACGGGCGGTGCAGTCAGCGAGCCGTCGTACAACAGCTTCATCGCGTTCTGTACCTGATTGCGCTCCTCGCTGAGCGCTGCGAATAGTTGCTCGGTCTCCTTGCGGTTCTCGGCCACCTTTCGCATTTGGTCGTTGATGTAGCTTTGGCCCGAATACCCACGCTTGAGCTCGTCGAGGTTTACCTGATGGTCCTTGCCGTCTACTCGGACGGTGAACAGTTCAGGCTCCTCTCCTTCGCTCTCTTCGTAGCTTTCGTCAATCGCTTCCTCAACATCGTCATAGGCGTCGTCGTCCTCTTCGAGGGTTTGATCTGATGCCTGTACCTCCTCCTCGTACTCCTCCTCGGCTTCCGCCTCGTCAGTTTCCGGCTGTTCAACAGGGGAAGGCTCCTCCTGTGGGTCGAACATGCGCTCCACAAGCGCCTCATCTGTCATCTGTCCAAGATCGTCTCGGGCGGGTGATGTTTCTACTCCGGTGCCGACTGTCTCTTGATCGCTCATTTAACTCTCCCTGTTTTTGATTTTTGCTTCTGCCGTTGCGGCGTCGAAGGCGTCCGTTAAAGTTCCCACAGCCTGAATAGACTTGTGAGCTTCTAGAATCTGCTCCGGTGTGGAGTGTGGATTCTGGAAGATGGATAGGGCATCGAACTTGATGCCCTCAATAATTTCCGAGAGAGCTTCGTTCCTACGAAGGTGCTCTACTCCCTCGGCAAGTTTCGAGTAATCCATTACTGCGTCCTTGGTTGATTTATCTTCGCGTAGAGAGCAGCCTCATCGAACGCTGCTTTGTTCTCTAGCGCCGCTGCCTCTAGTGCGATCTTGGCGTCAAGCTCGTCACGCTTCAGGTCGCGGTCTAGTGCGTCCTGAGCGAACCTAGCCTGCAGCTGCTGCATGTCTGCCTGCTGCTGTTGCTGCATCTTTGCAGCCTCTAGCTGCTGTTTCTGCTGCATCTCTGCCTGCTTGATCTGCATCTGCGCCTGCGCCTTGACCTGCTCGGCCTGTACCAGACCGGCGTTAGGATCGGGCTGCTGCTGCTGTGACTGCTGAGCCATCTGCATGAGCTGCTGCTCCTTCTGCTCGTCAACGGGCTGGAAGTAGCGTGCAGGGTTCTGAACACCTGAGAGGCGGAGCATGTCGGCGACCGTGTTCACGATCTCCTTTGGCCCGACGATGCCGTTCATCAGTCCGAACTGGGCGACAATCTTCTCCTGAGCCATAAGGCCTTGCTGCAGCGCCATCAGCTTCTGCTGCTCGTTACCCGTGCCCAGACCGACGTTCACCTGTACGTCCATGTCCGGGTCCCACTGGGCAGCATCAAACTGCACGTAATCAGTTCCTGAGATGCGCATCATCTGCTCGTCGGTCATGTTCTCGATGACGAGCTTTAGCAGGCGCTTGAAGAGCGCCGTAACGCCTCCCTCAGCGAGGTTGCGTGCAATCAGCTCTAGGGTCGCGGTATTGGCCTGAACCATCGCCTGCGCCGATGTGGCGCTTGTGCCAGCCTTCAGGGCGTCAGCACTCAGCCCAGATGACGCTGCGCTCACGCCTGTCTTGCCCTCACAGTTCCGGTCGAGGTACTGCAGCGCCTGCAGCGTGTCCGCTGCGACAAATGGCACGGTCATCGGCTGGATAGCTCCGGGCTGCTTGACCCGGACGATGCCGCCGATCTCGTTATTCATTAGGTCGTCAATGTTCGTGCTGCCATCGAGCACCTGCACACGCGGGTTATTGACCAGCGCGGTGTTGTCTAGGATGCCTCGCAGCACAACCGTCGAGGAGTCCTGCTCCGCGAACAGAACGTCAGCAATAGACTGACCGAAGAACGCGTGCGGGATCGGGTCCTGACAGAAGTTAATAAAGGGCACATCATCCCAAGGCTCGTATGACAGGAGCTTGTAGCTAGTGCCACCCATCAGGAACTTGTACGCCTGCGGCATACCAGAGCCCTCTGCGTCGACCTTCATATAGCACTCGGTCAGAAGCACGGGCCGGTTGGCTGGGTCTACGCCATCGCGTTCGTTGTCGTAGTTAATGCGCTCGTACTGCTCCTCCTCGGAGCGTCCGTCGAGGTTGTCCAGCTCGCAGACCTTGTCCCAGTCGAAGCCCATAGCAACGAGGTCGCCCACGGTGACCTCCTGACGCTGCCCTACGACATAGGCGTCGTGTATCCAGCTCGCAGCGGGGTCAATGAAGAACTGCTCGGGCGGCACTGACTCCATTCGGATCGTGCCCGTCTCGGTGGTCTTGACCACCTTCAGGTCGTGCTTGGCGGACGGCATGCCCTGCTCGTCGATCTCCTCGACGCTGGTGTGCTCAAGTATCTCGAACTCAGGGTTGGAGGCGACCATAGCCAGCTCCTGCTCGCTCAGGTTCGCGTACTCGATGATCTCCTGAGTCTCCTCGGGGTCGTAGTACACCTTAGCTATGCCGTTCTTGCAGAGCAGCGAGTCGTGGAATACGTCCTGCAGAAGCTTGTAGCCGCCGTTCTTATTGAAAATGATCTTGCAGTACTCGGATGCGTTCTCAGCGGCCTGCGCCTGCATGGGGTTGCTGCCGATGAACTCCACCGGGTGCTCTGCCTGCAGGAACACACGCATCAGTGACGGCTTGATCTGTCGGATGGTGTCCCTGATCTTCGTGGACACGATACGAGAGCGACCCGGCTCGTTACCGATGTCGCACTTGCCCGCGTAGTAGCGCATGGCCTTCTCCCTGTCGGGAGAAATCTCGGACTCAACGTAGTCCACCGCCTCTGTGATGGCAGTCTTAACCACGTTCCTGACTTCCGTGTCAGATAACGCTTTAGGTTTGTTGCTCATTTAGTTGTACTCCCTCAGCCCTGCTGTGGCGGTGTCCTGTACGCTCTTGTTAATTCCAAGCTGCAGAAGTTGCTGAACCTGCGCCAGAACCTCTTTGCTGATGGCGGCCTTGTTGCCGTCGCCTGAGAACGCTCTCCTGATGACCTCCGGGTCCTCACTGAGCAGGACCCTAACCACCTCGTCGATCTCCCCCGGCTTGATCTTGCGCTTGAGCGCGTCACTGACCTTGGCGGTCAGCCTGACAATAGCGTCCGGCTGGGCCGTCATTGCTTGCAGCATGTCAGTGGCGGTGGTTGCAGCGCCCATGCTCTTGGTTGCGGCCTGTATGCCAGCGGTCGCGCTCGGGTTGAGCAGCTTCTGCTGCGCGGTCCTAGCGCTTGCCGTCTGATCCAGCTTCCTCAGCAGCGGGCCGATGTCCCTGCCCTCTGCAACCATCCGCAGCAGCATGTTCTGGTTGCTGCCGTCCTCTAAGAACTTCTTGACTGCAGCCGAACCGTTCTCCGACATGTTCCTCAAAGCGTTGGAGATTTGCTTCGATGCGCCACGGCGTGCGCCCTCCATGTAGGTGGGCAGGAGATCGCCCTCGGCGTTGCCGCTGAGCATCTCTCGCTGCTTCGCCAATACCGCCTCGGTTTCGCTGAAATCACGCCCCGGAGTGCGATCAAAGTCCTTGAAACCCTCGTTCAGGACGTTGGCCTCTCGTGCCTGTCTACGCGCCCCGGCAAGCTCTGGCGAAAGCTCGTCGAGCTGGCCTCTGAAGGCCTTGTAGTTGTCTCCAGCGGTCTCCCCTAGCTGCCCCTGCCCTTCCCTGTAGCGTCTCCCCTTCAGCTCTCTGAGGCCTCTCATGAGCCTGTCAGCCTCGCCCACTGTGGGCGGTGTATAGCGGTCGACAGCGCCGTTAGCGCCCTTGCCCTTGAACTGGATAACAGCCCCGCTTTCTCGGGCGATCTGCTCCACTTCGTCACGCAAATCTGGGTACATGCGATACATGCGCTCCATCTCTGCGATGAACTCCGGGTCGGTGATCTCCTGCTTGTTGGCAGCCTGATAGACCGGGCCCGCGCCCTCCTTGATCTCATCAGCACGCCTGCTCATGGCGAGAATCTGATTCGTGTCGGTCATGTCTGCGCCGTCGGTCAGTGTGTCGAACACCTCCTGCTGCGCCTCGCGGTTAAGACGCGCACCACGGCCATCTGGGCCGCCGTAGACGCCCTGCACCATGCTGCGTGCCTGCTTGCCGTTACCTTGGTAGGCGTTGACGAGGTTAGACAGCTCTGGAATCTCGGCGACCAGCTTGCCCTGCTGCACCTGACGCACTAGGTCGTCGGTGGTCATGCCCAGCGCCTCGGAGATTTCCTTCAGCTCTGCAGCGACAGCCGTGGGCGGCATGTCGTTAATAGTGT